TTTTTTTTTTTTTTTTTTTTTTTTTTTTAGGAGAACCAACTTCAGCTAAGCAATAAGCGAAGAAGGTTTGAGGGAGGTTTGCCTTACGGCACGTTAAAACCTAACCCACTCCACCGAAGAAATTCGGACTGATTAACGATCAGTTTACTAGTATATGATTACTAGATCGTACGGGTTTTTAAGCCCACAGGAGTATCTTCTTGTTCTTCAGTTTCGGACGAGATTGATCTTGGATCAATATATCGCTCGATGCTGTTGAAGCGTTAGAAGATATAGGACTCACGTTTTGAGCGTCTAGACTTTTGCTAAAGAAAGCCCGGATGCCTCCGACCCTACTAGTAGGAAAGGAGACAACCCGTGCTTTCACCATTAAGGTCTGAAGATCGTCATTAAAGACGAGATTCATCCGATTTTGGTTAGCAGTGATAAGACCAACGTCTCCAATTCCATCAGGAATGAAGAAATGGTCTCTAGCACTAAGCCTAGTTCGTACATATTGCATACTCCTTGCAAGGCCAAAAGATTGACCATTGCGAGATATGTGTTTATGTTGACGATATAGCGAATTGTACAACCAATATTTGGTTGAGTCATCGGCTATATCACGCTTAATACGTAGCGGAGTTATGTCGTAACCATTAATAAAATTTCCACCGCAGGATTCCCGAAAGGGACCACGGTAGAAAGATTTATCTTGGTTAACCGAGAAACCGCATGCCTCAAGGGCAATTGCGATACGCTCGTAATCTTTGTTTTCCGCGATGATATCATCGCCAAAGACACTAACGCACTCCTCCCCAGGTCTTTTATAGATTGCTGCAAGAACAACGCAGTAAAATATAAGAGACTCGAGCTCAAAGGTGAAACCGTTACCCATAGAAGAAAACTTCTGATTGGTGACGACTTCTCCCTTATGAGCGCCCACGTCAATCAGCGACTTTTCACATCTAGTTGTATCGAAGTATACGAACCAATCCTCAGGGAGGATAGATCGTACAACTTCGTAACTAATCGTGTCAGAAGCAGACGAAAGGTCAATTGTACAGAATCTCTGATCAATTGAACCTAAACGCGCCATTTCACGGTTCCGGGATTGGTCATTAAGATCAATACCGTATCGCTTAAGGCGCCGACGTAGCATCTTACCTAAACCAAGCTGCAGGAACATATTACCTGACGGCTCAAGACCTATAGGTCTATCGGTTTGGTTAGATTTGGGGACCGTACTGATTCTGTTATGGTCAATAACAGTGATTCGGGATAGGTCAGATAATGACCACCCAAAGTCACTGCTTACGTGAATATCACGTATGACTTGATATAACAGACCCCTAGAACGGAGCGTAACCTCGTGATCGAGGACTTTGTAGACAGGATTGCCATGACGTCTCCGTCGTGCTACCGAAGCACCGCCAGAGTGGCGGACGCTTTCAAGTAGCTCAAAGTACTTGAATACACCTAATATCTGTTTGCATAAGGCCTTAGCTCTTACAAGCAAATCTGACAGGTAGTATTCAGCACCACTGAGGATCCTGCAATTAGTGTAGAAACATACATCTTCGCATTGTAGAAACGTCTCGATCGCGCGCTCGGCCGTTTGGGCTGAACCTGTGAC